CTCCTGACCTCACGCATACCACTTAAGGTACGCTCTGTTTCTTGTTGTAGTTTGAGGGTCTGGTCAGGTACATCGAACGGGTCAAACGAACTTTTCCTACCTCTTGACGCTGACCCCCTAAAAGTTAAATTTGCCATTGTATTTATTTATAAAGCACTTAAGAAGGACAACGCACCAACAGCTAGACCAATAGGATTACCAAACATAGCAGCAGCTCCTAAACCAGCTGTAATACCTCCTACAGCGGCTCCAGCAAATCCAGCTGCACCAATACTTGTATCCATCATTGCACCTTTAATAGGAGCTGGTGGTAGTTGTGGTTCTTGTGGATCTTGGTACTTAGGTGTAGGTAGATCAATAGGTTTGAAGTTTTCTAAATCTAAAGCAGCTCTTCCAGCAGCAGGGTCAAGCATACGTCTAGCTTCAGCTTCTAAATTAGCTTGTTGTAAATCTCTTGCTATATCTTTTCTACTCATAGCAGAAGCCTCAACTGCACTATCTAAGTTAGCCTTTAAGATATCTTGATTAGTTTTAAATCTAGATCCTAAGTTATCTATATCCCAATCAATCTTTTTAAGATTTAATCCAGTTTCAGATTGTGCATGTCTAAGATTATTCTCTAAGGTTTTAACATCTAGAGTTGTGTTCTCAATGTTATCAAATACTTGCTTTCTGATTTGATCAAGATTTAATTCACCTTTAGCATTACCTATCTTTAAATTCCTTTCTGTTTCCTGTAGATTTAATAAAGTCTTCTCAAGGTTCTGTCCTGACTCCTCTGCTATTTGTTGTAGATTTAATTTAGACTTTTGTTCAAATGTAGCAACATTAGCTAAGTTATTCTTCATCCTAGCTTCAGCAGCTCCAGAACCACGTATTAATGTCTCAGCTATATAAGCCTGTTGTCTACCAAGTTCAGCTAATACCATCTGTACAGCTTTACCTTGTGATCTACCAGACTGTGTTAAAGCAGCTTGACCTTGAGCTTTTAATGCTTGTAGGTTTCTTTCTGTACTTTCATGTGCAGCTTTAGCGTAGGCGTTTTTAGTTTCTCTACGGATAAGATCATTCTGATGTTGTGCTATTCGATCTTGAGTATCAACATCCATTAGCAATGAAGCTTTCTTAAACCTACGATCAGATTCCTTAGCAAATAAATCTTGGACAAGACCTGCCTGTTGAAACTGAGTTTTACCAGCTTGATCTAACATTCCAATCTTTGTACCAGCCTGAGCAAACTTAGCTCCAGCTGTACTTTGTTTAAGATTAAGAAGTTGTTTTTGCTTTTGACTTTCTATTAAGTCTTCTTGTTTTAGAAGACCTAATTTTTGAGATACTTGATCAAAACCTTTAGTACCAGTTGACTCATATAAATCAGCTATTAATCCTTGGTTCTCAAATGCTGCACTAATGAATTGTTCATTTAATACAGCCTCTTCTCTCTCAATAGCATCGTTATATTCAATCCTATTAAACAACAGTACATCTTCATACTGTTCTTGATTCTTTGCATATACTGCGTCCTGCTGATCCCATTGGTACTGCTGTTGGGATTTACCCATCTCCCAGTTCTGGTTAGCAGTCTCCTCTTGGTAGGCTTTCTGTTCTTGATCAGCTTGTTTCTTAAGTTCTAGACCCTCTACAGCTGTATAATAGTTTTGCCATTGAACACCTTTCTTTTTACCGTCATCAGTAGTTAACTGTTCTCCAGTACTTTCGTCTATACCCCATTGGTATTCGTAGTTCTTTTTATCGTATTCAAACTTCTTTTTTATTTGTTCGTTTTGGTGCTTTATAACATCTTTTGAGCCACCTCCACCTCCACCGAATGTCATAGTTTATTCTCCAAGTTGTTTTTTAAATAGTTTTCTAACCTCCTGCGATATAGGTGGCATCGCGTCATAACCTTGGGTTAGTAAGGCTACTATTGGTATGACTTCATGTATGGTATCTCTCCAGACATGTGCATAGATTTGATCTGTATCGTCTCCTTTCTCGGCTTCATTAGCAGCCATCCATGCATTAAACATTGAGAGATGTTGAGATAACAAAACGTCTTGATGTCTAACGAAAAATGGATTAGTTGGTAGTCTGACGAATAAATATTCAAGAACTTCTAAGTGCTCCTCTCTAGTGATTACTTGATCGTTATCAAATACATCGTCTAATACACGTGTAATCCGTGCAAGCATCCAAAGATAATGAGCAGCATGAGGATCTTTACCTGATGCTAACTCAATCATCTTTCTGGATTTAATATTTAATACTTCTCTTTCTTGTTCGGTGGACATTAAGCTCTCCTATAAAAACGTGGTGAATAATATCCCTCCCACATCATTGAAGATAGTGAGACAGGGAATGGTGAATCGCTAAAGGCTTTTAGCGTAAAGTTTGTATTCTTTTGATGTATTGGTATTGAAGCTACAGACTCATTAGCTAAAGCTACGTCATTAGCTAAGTATTCGTTTGCAGAAATAATAGGTATAACATCATCGTAATCTGTGGTTCCTTTTCTCGATAGTTTAAAACTAATAACTCCAGATAATCCTACTGAGAATTTTACTCTAGCTATAGTTAACGTAGAGGTATAATCAGTCTGGGTACCTTGTTCATTCAGTGAGAAATAAATAGTTGGTAGTTCAATATCATAGGTGTACTTAAACCCTACGATTACCTTACTAGCTACACTGGTTAAGTTTTTAAATGGAACCTTAAAGTAAGTACCACCTCCATCCGTAGCTACTGTTGGTGTAAGGGTGAAACCTGATTCAACAAAAGTAGGGTTAGTTAAGTCAGATGCTGAGCTACCGATAACAAGTACAGGAGACAAACCAGTTACATTATTAAAAGGTATATAACATTTTGAGAATGGGTTAACAGGATCAGTCTCGTCATAAGCTACTGAACTAGCAGTTGCATATAAATCCATACAAGGATTCATCTTCTGACCATCTGAGTTAACCAATATGGTTTCCTCTGGTGTTTGGTTAAGACTTGCACTAACTAATGTGTACTGACCACCTTGCATGGTGACTGCATACATCACATCAGAATCAACTGATACTGTTTGTACTAATCCTGGTAGTTGCCATCTAAACCAAGATTGCATTACATCTCTTTGTCCATCATTATAAGTTCTATAGAAGTAGAGATCATTCTTATCTGTACCCCACATTGCTATGAATGAGTTCTGAGGACTAGCTATCAGATCTGTTATAGAACTTGGTATATATTCTGATACTACTCTTCCTATGTCTAAGACAGACGGGTTCATTTCTTGACCTGCTGTTCTCATCTGATAGATACGTGTAAAACCTGGAGTCTTACTAAGGAAGATCAGGTTTGTACCATTATCAACAGGATCAATATTGATATCCATTTCGTAGTTAGAGATACCACGAATAATCGTTGAGGTAGGTGTGAAGATACCATTAGGTGCATACATCAAGAACTGTTGGTTCTTACTGAACAGGATTAAACCCTGTGCAGTTGGTAAGACACCTGTAAGTAATGTAGGTCTAATACTAGAAGTACTTAAATCAACTGGGTCAGAGGCTATCTGAGTCATTGCTGACACATGATAGAAGTTAAAGAACTCGTTAGCTTGACTCATTGAGACATTATCCTCAACCAAGAAACCAAGACGGCTACTATGGAAGAATGCTTGTTGTATCTTCTTACCTACAAAACTAGGATGTGAGTTAGTTGCATCATCACCAGTCAGTCTATCTGTCCAAGTTATAGCTCTGAATGTAAACGCATTAGTACCTGTATTAACTAGCTCATGAGGCATAGTTGTAGCTGTTAGACCTGGGGATGCATCAGGTGCTATATATTCTTCCCAGTATCCAGCTCCAGATGTACTGTTATCAGCTATGAATCTTGAATAGTAAGTATCATTATCTGAACTTGTATTTAATACCTTAACTACACGATGATGTAGAGACCTATCAGGAAGGGCTGTAACGTTCGCAACTTGGTTTTGGTATGTATCTAACCTTTCGTTATCTGCGCCACCCTTACCAGTCAATGTGAAGGCACTAGAGCAGCTTAATTCAAGGGATGAGTCAAGCTGAGTGACAGTCATTCCAGATATACTTAAACCATTAATACTGTTCTTTAAGCTGGTTAGTATTCCATCTGCAGTCGCTGAATCTCCAGTTGTATTTGTAACTGTAGATCCATTAACTGTAACGCTGTATGTGGTATTAGGAGTAACAGCTCTGAGCCTTACAGTTCCTACCTTATTAGCAGTGAATGATGGAGCTGCTTGAGTCGTTATAGTCTTAGTTTTATTAGTAATAACTGTTGTATCTTGTACAGTTAATACGTCATAGTCATTAGCTGTAGTACCTGTTAGATATGAGGTATTAGCATTTGCTGTATAGGTTATTGTAGCTGCTACACCAGAGGTAACATTCCAAATGTATATAGCTGTACCTTTAATACATCCGATATACTTCTCATCATTATCTCTATGGATATAGAACCATTTAGCATTGGCATAGATATTCTCATTACCTAAACCTTTAAGGAATTTAAATCCAGGTCGCTTAGTTAAACCAAACGTAGGGTCAGGATAAGCATTAATACAATCAACTAACTGTCCTGGTAACTTCTTTGTATCTGGTTGTTTAGATACACCACCTAAGTAGTTAGAAATAGTTTGTGTGACATTTGGCATTATCTTTGTAAGGCATGATATGGTTTGTAGCTGTTGTAATAGTTACCGCCTTGTGGGTGTCCAAAGAATGTGAACTGACCTTGATTACATTCATACTCAAGTGCTAAAGCTCTAGCGTAAGCTTCTTTCTGTTGGCACATTTGGTATAAACTTTGATCACCTACTATCTTTGAAACAGTAATACATGCAGCTCTAGCAGTTATATAATCTTGTATCGGTCTGGGTAAATCAACCCAATCAAAAAACCAAACAACATCACATTCTACTTTTTCTGTGAATGTACTTGTGTGCTCTTCTTTATCATATAGTTTTCCATTACGTCTAACTACATTCATATGTTTATAATCACCACTCTCAGCCATATCTATTTGTAAGATATTGCTTGGTATGACTATTTCATTATTATCATCAGGAGTAAATGGATAATGATATTCTTTGTTAAATGTCCATCCCTCTGATTGGACTTCTCTAGACACCTGTAACAACGTGTCGTATGCAATCGCAACGTCTGGGTTGGTTTGATCTAGTGTCGTTACAGGAGCTTGACCAACTGACGCTAATATTTCATTAACCGCTGGTAATTCTTGTGTAGCGTTAGTGGTAGGAAATGCCATAATTAGATATAGATAAAAAAAAAGGGAGCCATAAAGACTCCCATTAAACTTAGAATGCTGAAGGAGCAGATGCACCTACATACAATTCAACTGCAGCAGCTGGATTAACATAATCCGCCCCACAGGCTAAGCGTCCAAGTATTACGTCACCTTGGTAGATAACGGATACGTCGCCTTTGGTTACTTGTACTGAAGGACCAATAGCTTCTACCATACCAGCAGCTTCTTTCTGGAAGATAAGTCCACATGACTTAGCTCCTAGTTCTGTGTTAGTACCGTAGTCATTCTTGATACCTGTTTGTGCACCAGAAGCATCTTCTGGAGTTACACTTACAAAGTCACCTGTGTTTGTTGGTGCAGTTACACCAGTTGTACCACCATAAGCAGTACCATATTTGCCAAGGAACGGAATGTTCATTGACTTATAGATCTTGATACCAGCGATCTCCACAATTCCATTACCAGATTGTCTGGATGTACCTTGTGCGTCTCTGTTAACTAGACCATTCTCACCTACTTGTTGGATGAGTTCATAGTATTGACGTGCATTCAATACACCTACTCTGCCATCAGAGCTAACTCCTTTTTCATCAAGAGCTGCTGCAGCATCGTAGAAGGCTGACACGAGATTAGCAGGAACGTAAGCATCAGAGTCATTGGTTGTTGCACCAACACGAATCTGAGTACCACCTGGTTCTACGAAGTTAGTCTTAGTGATTGGCGATGCTTGTCTTGCTCCACGTGTGATAGCACGGAAGGCAAGTCTGTCATACTTCTCAGCTAGAGCGTATCCAATCTTTCTAGATATCTCACTACGAAGGTCATAGTGTGCAAGTGTCTCATCTAGCTCATACAAAAATGCTGAACTGATTAATAGCTCATCGACTGTAATAGTCTTCTCAGCTACTGGAGGTGCACCGTCACTGTTACCTAGTATTGAGTTACCTGGAGTATGGTACTCAGCTTTTGTGCGTCCTGTGTAGATGAACTGCAATGATTTGCCGTTCGTCAAGGTACGCTTCATTATTAGATCTCTAGCAATTGTGTTGTGCTGGAAACCTTTGAACATCTCACCTGAAAATAACTTCAAGTACAGGGCGCGTCTATCCGCACCCCCATTATCAGCACCAGGTACGGTTACCGATGCCTGATGATCTGTTGACTGTTGAGCCATTTATCTATGTTTTAATTTTACTGAAGGTATAAATCGTCTCTGTGCACAAATTAAATTAAAGGTTTTGTGGTCTTTCCCACCGTCTAGACGGCTAATGGGTATCCTCGTAAGGGCCAAAAGCCAAATTACAGAGAGGTCCGACACTGAGGTGCCTCTCTGCTATGGAAGTTTAAATGTAATACCTCCACATGAATGAAAAAGGCTAGAGCCATAAAGACTACTAGCCATAGTGAGTTAAATTTACTCACCTAACAATGCTTCCTCTAAAGATTGAGGGAAGTCATCATCATCTTCTTTCTTTTCTGGCTCAGGTGCTAATGGTGTTATTGAAGCCCTAGCCTTATCGCTTTGTTGTGACATTAGAAGTTAAACTTAGCTCCTAACTTTGTACCGTATGTGTTGTCAGCGTCTTCCACTTGTGCGAAAGATACTTCACCGTATAGACCAAGCTTCTCTGTAGCTGATACCGAAGCACCAAGCTTGCCAGAGAAATTAGACTCAGAATCAACGCCATCAGTAGCATTGATCGTCTTACCACCTTGTACATAGTAAGCAAGGTCGCCGATATTATTCTCGTAACCCACGTGTAGATCAGTAGATCTAGACTCATAATCAGAGCCAGTGTAGTTAGCATTAGTTTCTACGTTCACATATGGACCAGCCATTGCAGGTGTAGAAGCAAGGGTGGTTACTAGAACAAGTGCAAGTTTTTTCATTTAATTTTTGTAAGATTTGTAGTA